CTAATTGGCTCAAAGCTTCTAACAATCTTGATATAGCGATATATGAATTTGTTGAAGCTAAGAATAGACCTACCACTAAATGGGTTAAAGGATTTGCTGAAGCAAAAGTTAATGATTGTGTTATTATGTATGATCAACATAATAATGTTTGTGCAGGAAGTGTAATTGAAATGGGTAAGGAAATAATTTATACAGCTCATGCCGTCAGGGGAGACTCTGGTAGCGGTGTATACTGTAATAATCGCTTAGTTGCTATTCATACTTTTGGATACGACAAAGTTGAAGCTAATGGTGGCGTTCCATGGTCAAAGATAGCCGCCTTCCTTACTTCATCGTTTAATTTAAACGTCTAAGCCTCTGCGATTCCATTCTTGGGAGAGGATGGAATCAAAGGGGCGACGTACCGTTCACTAGTTGTTCTAAGCAGCTTTTTGAATTGTACGTCAGTGACGTTGACCTTCCTAGGATCCCTGCTAGGAATAATTTTCATATTGATTATTTAGGCTCTAGATTTGGTTTTGATAATTCTTACGCTCCTGCGAATCTTTCGCGTGATGCGCTTGAAAAAGCTAAATTAAAGTTCTTTTGTGATAAATATTCAAATTATGACGACGACATAATGCTTGGTTGTGTTTTGGAACTGCTTAAAATGAGTAGTGTTATGCAAAATTCTACAATTCTTAATTGGGACCAGGTTATTGCTAATGTTAATAGACCTAAGAGTAGTGGTTATGCGCTACGTTCATTTATTAATAAAGGTAATGTTTTAGAAGATAAGCGAATGTGTGAATTATTGCAACTTTCTTGGAATGAGTTTCGACTCGGCTACACCGCTCCTAATGATGTTAAACTTAAAGTTGAACTTCGTGATTTAGAACGTGTGTTAGCAAAGAAAACTCGGCTCTATTGTTCTTGCAATATGGAATTTTGTCTTTTCGGCCTTCACCTTTTTGGTGATATGAATGATAAAATTTCACAAAATCCTTTTAAAACCCCTTTTCTCATTGGAATTAATCCTTATTTTCACTGGGATAAATTAGCAAATATATTATGTGATCGTGAATCTTTAGGTTATAATTCTCGGTTCAGTGATTTATCTAATCAAGATAATACCACTTCTCCCGAACTTTTTCGAGCTATAGCCTTCTTTCGTTGGTGTTGTTTATCACCCGAACATCAAACTTTTGATACATTAACCTCCATTAACCAATATTATCGTGAGATGAGTTATGCTCCTGTAATAATTTATGGGAAATGGTTTGATCGCAATGGTGGATTAATGTCAGGATCATCTACTACCATAACTGATAACTGCATCGGAATTACACTAATTAAAATTTATGATTATGTGTTGCAGTGTAAGGCTAATGGTAAGCAAATTGATGTTCAAAACGATCTTATTTTAAATGCTGTTGGTGATGATTGTGCCGACTCTGTGCCTGTGTGGATGTCACATGAGTTTACTACCTCAACGTTTAAAAATGTGTTTGGTATGACTATTAATATTGAGCCAACACATACCTTTCGTACTGGGACTTTTCTCAGTGGTAATTTTATGTACCATGACGAGCTTTGTCGCTGGGTTCGTGCTCCGGATCGAAAGAAGATTATATGCTCTATAGCATACTATAAAGGTAAACCAGAAACCTACGAAAGTAGAATTTGTGGTTTATTACTTCTTAGTTATGTTTATCCTGATTTATTTAATCAAGTATATAATTTTTATGTTTCTAGATTTAAACGTGTTCCTCCTATTTCT